AGGGCGCTGCCATTCAGGAATCCGACATGAGCTTTGCACAGGAGACCCTCTCCGCGTACAAGCTCGGCTGCATGATCAAGGTCAGCAACGAGCTCCTGAACGACTCCGCTTTCGACATCGCCTCCCACATCGCGCATCGCTTTGGTGTGCGTTTCGGTAACGCCGAGGAAGATGCCTTCATCAACGGCACCGGCCCGTCTGCGAATCCGCAGGTGACGCCTTCCCAGCCGACCGGCATCCTGACCAGCCTTACTCCTGCGGCTGGCAATGTCACGGCGAATGCCCAGACCGTTGGCTTCGACAACGTGTACAAGCTGTATTACAGCCTGAAGTCTCCGTACCGCAGGAACGCTTCTTTCCTGTGCAACGAGACTCTCGTGCTGCAGCTGATGCTCCTGAAGGATGGCAACGGCAACTACATCTGGAAGCCGGGTCTTGAGGTCGGCAAGCCGGATACCATTCTGGGCCGTCCGATCTACACCAGCGGCTATATGCCTGCCCTGACCGGCAACGCCACGCAGGATAAGAACAAGAAGGTGCTTCTGTTCGGTGACTTCAGCTACTACTGGATCGCCGATCGCCAGAATCGCACCCTCAAGCGCCTGAACGAGCTGTACGCCGTGACCGACCAGGTCGGCTTCATCGGCACCCAGCGTGTGGATGGCAAGCTGATCCTGCCGGAGGCTGTGCAGGTCATGGCGATGGGTACCGGTACCGGCAACTGATAAGCCATAGCTCCGGGGCTGCCTGATGGCGGTCCCGGATTTAACTACGGGAGGAAAAAGATCATGAGTACGCACGTACCAAAAAACTACTTCGACGATGGCGGGGATACCCTTGTCATCGGAGGAAAACTCGTAATGGAAGAAGGCGCGGAAACGAGCGGGATTGGCGGCAGGGTGGAAAACCAGTCGGTAAGCAGTGCCAGCCAGGTATCCGCGCTGAAGAATGATTTCAATGCGCTTCTTACAAAGCTGAAGAATGCCGGAGTGATGGAGCCTGACGCATGGAACATCTCCGTTCGGCTGGCTCCCGCGCTGATCGATGCCGTGGCTGCGGCAAACAATGCGAAAGCCTCAGTCGCCTACGAGGACGGGGTTATCACGATCACTGCCGATGTGGATGATCTGGAAGAATCCGAGAGCTCCGCTCCCGGTCAGGGCACCCACAAGTGGATCGGTCTCGGAATTGGCACCGGCCTTGGCTCCGTGACGGAGGCCATCTACAACGGTTCTCCGCTGACCGAAGATGATGCGGCAGAGGCTGTCTCGGTCGGACTCGACCAGAACGGCGAGTTCGTGCTTTATGTCCGTGCCGAGGAGCTTGCTGAGAACGGGAAGGTCATCACCCTGAATGCGGACGGCTATGCAGAGATCGCGATCTCCATCGTGGTTGTCGCGCCTGCTGCTGACTGACCAGAAAGGAGGCTGCCATGACCTTTATCACGCTGGAAGAAGCCAAACTGTACCTCCGGGTGGATTCTGCGGATGAGGATGCTGTCATCGGCAGCCTTCTCTCTGCTGCAGGGAACCTCTGCCGGGATGTGGCAAGGCTCTCGGACCAACAGTGGAGGGATATTGATTCGGATAAATGCTGCTCTAAATATTACAGCCGACCGAAACTGATGGAGCTTAGGGAGACCTTGCGTGTGGCTGTTCTATATGCGCTGGGGTATCTCTTCGAGCACCGTGAGGAAGCCGATCATCATGAGTTGACGTTGACGCTCAGATCTCTTCTGTTCGGCATCCGGGAAGGGGTGGTGTGATGAACATTGCAGGAATGCGGGTTAGGATCACCATCCAGAAAAACACGACCATAGTGGACCGGATCGGAAACCATACCTCTGGATGGACTGACTATTTCACCTGCTGGGCTACGGCGGTGACCAGCGGTCTATCTACCAGTGAGGAAGAAGCTGCCGGGCATACGGTGGAGGCAGACCGGCTGGATCTTACGGTGCGGTATTCTTCGGAAACGGCTGCGGTCAATGCCAAGCAGTACCGGGTTCTGCTGGGCGACCGGATTTATAACATCCTGTCGATTGATGAGATGGGCTTTAAGCACAACAGCCGGAAACTGCACACGCAGCTTGTGGAGAGGTGATGCTTATGGGCAAAACGATCCCGGTGGATAAGCTGGCGGAGGAGGTCATGAATGGCCTTGAGGAATACGCCGAGCTGACTGCCGATGTGCTGAAGAAAGAAATACAGGAAGCGGGCAAGGTCGCCAAGCAGCAGATTTCACAGACAGCGCCGCGCAAGACCGGCAGGTATGCAAAAAGCTGGGCGGTGAAAAAGATCAGTGAGACTTCCAATTCTCTGGAGGTCACGGTGCATTCCAAAAACCGCTACATGCTGACACACCTGCTGGAGAACGGTCATGCGAAACGCGGCGGTGGCCGTGTGGCCGCCATCCCCCATATCGCGCCTGCAGAGGAAACGGCGATCCTGTCTTTGGAGCGGAACATTGAACGAGAACTTGGGAGGTTGTGATGGAAAGACTTGTCGCAATCATGGAGGAGATCGGGCTGCCCTTTGCCTACCATCACTTCGCTGAGGGGGAATCACCCGATCCGCCATTTATCTGTTTCCTGACCTCCGGCAGCGACAACTTTGCTGCGGATGGACGGGATTACTTCAAGATCGATCAGATCAATATTGAACTGTACACCGACCGGAAGGACCCGGATCTGGAAAGCAGCGTAGAGACCGTGCTGGATGGGCACGGTGTTTTTTATCAGAAGTCGGAGGTCTGGATAGAGTCCGAGCGGCTTTACGAGGTCCTCTACCAATTTGAAATGGAGGGTATGAATCATGCCGAAGAAAAAGAATAAGGTCAAATTCAATATCTGCAATGTCCATTACGCGATCCTGACCATCGCGGACGACGGGACATTCTCCTTCGGGACGCCGGTGCCGATGCCGGGTGCTGTTTCTCTGGCGCTGGACGCCAACGGCGAGCCTACCAACTTCTATGCGGATGGCTACGCCTATTACACCATCGGCAACAACATGGGCTACGAGGGCGATCTGGAGCTGGCGATGGTTCCGGAGTCTTTCCGTACCGATGTGCTGGGCGAGAAGCTGGATGCCAACAACGTCCTGATCGAAAACGCGAATACCGAAACGGTGAACTTCGCGCTGCTTTTCGAGTTCGACGGTGATATCCGCAAGATCCGCCACGTCCTGTACAAGTGCGCGGCCAGCCGTCCGAGCGTGGAGTCCAAGACCAATGAAGAGGAAGTCGAAGTCCAGACCGAGACCCTCTCCATCAAGGCTACGCCGATGGCAAATGGCGTCGTGAAGGCCAAGACCGGTGACGACACTACGGATTCTGTGTACCAGGGCTGGTATGGCGCTGTGTACCTGCCGACCGATCCGGTGATCGACGATGGTTCCGCTGTGGGATAAGGAGGACCGGGCTATGAGCATGACAAGGACAATCGAAATCGATGGTAAGCAGGTGCCCTTTAAGGCATCTGCTGCCATTCCCAGAATCTACCGTGTGAAATACGGGCGCGACATTTTCAAAGACCTCATGAAGCTGGAGAAGGCACTGAACGAGAATGCTGCCGAAGAGAGCAACCTCGATCTGTTCTCGCTGGAAACCTTCGAGAACATCGCTTATCTCATGGCAAAGCATGCGGACCCGTCTCTCCCGGACACGGCGGAGGAGTGGCTGGATGAATTCAGCGTTTTCTCCATCTATCAGGTGCTCCCGGAGATCATCTCCCTGTGGGGCCTGAATGTGCAGACACAGTCTGTCTCTAAAAAAAACGACCCGCAACCGAGCGAAGGCTGACAACTCCGCTCTTTCTGCTCAGATGTGTCCAGCTCGGAATATCCATCCGGGATCTGGACCTTCTGACGGTCGGGCTCGTGAACGACATGTATATCGAAAGCGACAACGACGATCAGAACTACGCGCAGATCGGAACGCAGGCCGAGATGGATGCGTTTTAACCATTTATGAAGGGAGGCGACAGCTTTGGCGGGTGGCAGAATCAAAGGCATAACAATTGAGATCGGCGGCGATACCACTAAGCTGGAAGCCTCCCTCAAGAGTGTCAATCAGGAAATCAAAGGAACCGAGTCCAAGCTCAAGGATGTAAATAAGCTCCTGAAAATGGACCCTGGTAATACGCAGCTTCTCTCCCAGAAGTATAAAACGCTTCAGCAGGAGATTCAGGCGACGAAGGAAAAACTGAATACCCTGAAAGAAGCATCCAAGCAGGCGGATCAGGCCCTGAAGGACGGCACGATTTCAAAGGACCAGTATGATGCCCTGCAGAGGGAAATTGCTGAGACCGAGCAGAGCCTGAAAAGTCTGGAACAGGAATATAAGAATTTCGGCTCTGTGCAGGCCCAGCAGATCGCGGCAGCCGGTGAGAAGATGAAGGACCTCGGCAGCAAGATGGAAAGCGCAGGCAAAACCCTGACGACCCACGTCACGCTTCCTCTTGCTGCAGTTGGTGCTGCAGGCGTGGCGAGTTTTGCCGAGGTCGATAAGACCATGCAGCTCACCAACAAGACGATGGGTAATACCGCCGAGGAAGCGGAGCTATTAAATAAGGCAATGAAGGACGCGGCGGCAAACTCCACCTTCGGAATGAAGGATGCCGCGACCGCGACACTGAACTTTGCCCGCGCCGGTCTGGATGCGGAGCAGGCAGCATCTGCTCTGGCTCCGGCCATGAATCTGGCTGCCGGTGAAGGCGGTGATCTGGATACCGTGTCTGCCGGACTGGTCGCTACGATCAACGGCTTTCATGGGAGCTTCGAGGACGCGGGCCATTATGCAGACGTATTTGCTGCGGCCTGCAACAATTCCGCACTCGATGTGGACAGCCTGTCCCACGCCATGTCGGTGGCAGCGCCGATCTTTTCATCTGCGGGCTACTCCGTAAATGACGCGGCACTGTATATGGGCGTGATGGCCAACAACGGTATCGATGCGGATAAGGCCGCTAACTCCTTAAAGACTGGTCTGGCCCGTCTTGTCTCTCCTACCAAAGAGGGCGCG